AAATCCTTGGCAGGGATAGCAACCGACAAGAAGCTCAGCACTCGGAAATTTATCTACTTTCCGAATGTCTTGAATGAGATAGTCTGTTTCGGGTTGGTTTGCGAGGTAAACCTCTCTTGCATAAGGCAAAATGTCATTTGCCATTACGACATCAAATCCAGCTTTCACCAGCCCAGCATCGGAACCACCACAGCCCGAGAACAATGATACAGCTTTAGGCATTTTCTCCCCCTGATAAACCGGCAAGAGTATAGCTTTTTATGCCTCCCCTGCACATACTCTTGGCTTTTAAATAATAGATGTATGCGCTTGCATCCAAGGACGCATGATTTTGCATGCAAAAAAGAAAGTTAATCTTTGGGTGTAAGCCCAGTGCCGGCGCCGATCTGGCATAGTAATGCACCTGCATTAAATTCGACCCGTTAAGCGCGCAGGCGAGGCGGGGATAGCACTGCGCGCCAGAGGCGGTGACAGCATTTAATTTAATGCGCCTGTGCGCGTCGTGATGGTGATGTCGTTTCGATGGCTGGCACTTTTGTTGGATGGTGATTGCGTTGCGTGTGGAGCGTCTGAGGGGTTTTGACAGGATGCCGCCCGGAGGCGGCATTTTTGGCGGGGTTATTCAGATTCGAGGCTGTAATCTTTAAAGCGGATCACCTCCATTCCGAGCCAGTCGTTTATCTCTCTGAAGCGCTCCTGCAGTGGCGTCAGCTCATTACGGACGAACACCCGCGCGACCTTTTCAACGTCACCCAGCGAACCGATATTTTCGGGCTTACCGCCCATCAGCTGGAACGGCACGCGGTGTGCGTCGAGCAGGTCGGTGGCGCTGACCTTCTTGATGTTAAAGAAATCATCTTTCGTGGCGACCTCACTTAGCGGCACAATCTTGATGCCGTCCGGTTTGCCGTTGGGCGCGTAGAAAAACAGATTTTTAAAATTGCCGAGCCCTTTCGAATCTCGCATCGCGGAACGGAGCGACTCAACGTCGGTGCTGCTTTGCGCCGCGTCGGTGACGTACATGATGTAACCCGCGTGCGCCCCGTTCTGGTAATACTTGCGGCGAAACAGCGTCGCGGACTCATTCAGCCAGGCGGAATTAAGCGCGCTCAGGTATTCCGGCATCCCGTAAAGCTCCTGATTGATGTCCGGTTCAAGCATGTGAAACACCGAACCGGGCGCAAACTGGTGCGGATTGGTAAAGCTCGACACGTACCAGTAGACATCATCTTCTACGCCTCGGCGGGTGTATTTCGCCGGGCTGGTTTCCAGTTTGAGCAACTGGCCGGTAACGCTCATGCGCTTTTCCAGATAGCCATTGGCAAAGACCAGATAGTCGAGCACAAGACGGCTGAAGTCCTGACGGGTCAACAGCGGGTGCGGAATATAGGTACTCGCCAGAATGTTACGCTTCACGTAAATCGGAGAGCTGTGATGCACGGCGGCGCGCAGGCTTTTTGCCAGCCCGGAGAAATTGACCGGCGGCTCGTACCATTTGCCGTTATTGATGCACTCGACGTAATCGAGGATATCCCGGCGATCGAGTACCGGCGACGGCTCACCGAAAGTAAACGCCTCCATTTTCTGTGGCGCGCGGGCGGTCATGCTGGCTGTCTGTTTAGGCTGATTTTTTTGACTTTTTTTCATCTTAGTTAATATCCAGAATTGAGGTGGAGTGCATACCGCTACCGGCTGACAGCGGTTCGTTTAACAGGGCGTGCATGGTTGCCCAGGCGATATCCGCATGGCTGGCTTCTTCACTGCGGCTGGCCTCATAGGTTGAGCTCCTGCCGCTGCTGGTCATGGTTTTGCGGATAGCCATAAATGACTGCGTGATGTCGGTCGCACTGGCGTCATATTCCAGACAGCCACGCTTGATGGTGTCTTTCGCTTTCAGCACCATCGCGGTTTTCATTTCCGGCGTGTAACGGATCGCACGCGCCGCCGGGAAGAATGAGCGCACGAGCTGGTAAACCCCCTGGCCGATGCCGGTCGCATCGATGCCGATATAGTCGACGGTGTATTTTTCGGTGAGTGACCGGATGGCCTCGGCCTGCGCGGCAAAGTCCATACCTTTCCACTGGTGACGCTCAAGGATGCGGAATTTACCACCGGCAACCAGTGGCGGTGCCAGTACCGCACAGCCTGCGCTGTCGCCGGTGTGTGACGGATCGTAGCCAATCCAGACCGGTCGCCAGTTGAAGGGACGATCGGCGAACGGCTCGAAGTCCTCCCATTCTTCCATCGCATCGACCATGCAGCGCTGCAGCTCCTCGAACGGGAATACCGACGCCTTGTCGTCGACGAACTCGCACATGAAGAGATTGCGGAAATCGTCTGCGCTGTTTTCCTGTTTGAGCTGGTCGAGATTAAACAGGGTGCAGCCCCCGGCGAGCGCGTCCTCAATGGTGACAATCTGCCGCCACTGGCCGTCCGGGCAGAGCACCCCGCCGGCCAGCGCCTGATGACTGATATCGATGTCGACACGTTCGTCGCGGCTGCTGCGCCCCCGGTTAAACAGCTCGCCTGACCAGAACGGATAGGCACCGTGTGCCAGCGTGGATGGGGTTGAAAAATAGGTTGTGCGCAGGTGTGACTGCGAGGCCATGCCGGATGCCACTTTTCGTAGCTTCTGGAAATTGGGTATCCAGAAAATTTCATCGACATACAGGTCGCCGTTGTGGCTCTGCGCCGTGTTGGAGTTGGTGCCGAGAAATATCAGCTCTGCGCCGTTGTTCCCGATGACGATCGGGTCGCCTGAGAGGTCTACATCGACGAGCCGGGCAAAAGCGATGATGTACTTACGGAATACATAAGCCTGCGTTTTACTCGCTGAGAGAAATATCTGGTTCTGGCCGGTCTTCAGGGCGCGCAGAAGCGCCTCGCGCGCAAAGTAGAACGTCGCGCCAATCTGACGTGATTTAAGAATGTGCCGGATACGGTGCGCAAGCCCCGCCTTATGCCAGTTGAGCTGATACTCAAAGGACTGGTCGAAGAAAATCTCTTCCAGTTTCTCGATAGCCTCATCGCTGAAGAAATTGCGTTTCGGCTTGCGGCGATCCCCTTTGTTACGGCTGGCAATTTTGGGGTTTAAGTCCACCTCGTTTCCGGTCTGGCCGTAGCGATTCACCCTCGCGAGGCGTTCCATCTGGCGCGACAGAAAGTCGGCGACCTTGAAATCATGCGGTGTCAGGTCTGGCTTTGCGTAGAGCTGAATCAGTCGCGCTTCTAACGTCGACTCGACACGGCTGACAGGGGCGGTTTCCTCCCATCCATCACGCTGTTTCCAGCTCTGCACGGTCGGGCGTTTGAGCCCGAGCATGTCGCAGATTTGCGGCACGGCGAAACCCTGCCAGTAAAGCAGCCGAGCCTGTCGCCGCGGATCATTCAGGAGTGATAAATCAGTTGAGACAGTCATTTTCACCTCGTGTTTATTCATACGAGGCAAGGCTAAAGACTTGACCGCCGGTTATCGCTAACCCCCTGTTGTGTCAGGGGTTGCACTTCCGCAACCGGTGGCTGATGTGGGTCGGAGTCGGGAAACTACACCCGAACCGAACAACCCAACATCAGGATACTGAACAATGGCAAAGAAAGTTTCTAAATGGTTTCGCATTGGCGTCGAGGGCGACACCTGCGATGGCCGCATCATCAGCGGCGATGATATTCAGGATATGGCCGACACGTTCGACCCCCGCGTCTATGGTTGCCGCATCAACTTAGAACACATCAAAAGCCTCTGGCCTGACAGCCCGTTTAAGCGTTACGGCGATGTAACCGAGGTTAAAGCGGAAATCATCAGTGATGGCTCTGCGCTCGACGGCAAAAAAGCGCTGCTTGGCAAAATCCAGCCGCTCGACGAGCTGGTCAGCATGATTAAGGCTGGTCAGAAGGTTTACACCTCGATGGAGATCCGCCCGAACTTTGCCAATAGCGGCAAGTGCTATCTCATCGGGCTGGCTGTGACGGATGACCCGGCAAGCCTCGGCACCGAATATCTGGAATTCTGCAGCCGTGCCAGTCAGAACCCGCTCGCCGGTAAAAAAGACCAGCCGGGCGATCTCTTCTCTGTGGCCTCGCTGGCAGAGCTCGAATTTGAAGACGTTCCCGACACCATGCTAAACAGCCTGACCGACGCGGTAAAAGCGATTTTCAGCCGTAAACAGGCCACCGACGACGCGCGTTTTAACGATGTGCATGAAGCGGTGACGACCGTCACCGAGCAGGTACAAACCAACCTCACCGAAACCGACAAGCGAGTCACCGCGCTTGAGACCGCTTTTGCGCTGCTCAAACAGGATGTAACCAGCAAGGCCGAAGAAAACGCGCAGGCGTTTAGCTCCCTGAAAAGCTCCCTCGATAACACCGAAAGCCTGAGCCAGCCCCGCCGCGAGAAATCGAAGGGCGGCACCGGCGATGAGCTGCTGACTAACTGCTGATAACGCGCCGGGCGCGTGGCGTCCGGGCATAGCCATTTTGTGAATACAAGGAATAACAATGCGTAAAGATACCCGCTTTAAATTTAATGCCTACCTGAGCCGCGTCGCGGAGCTGAACGGCGTTTCTACTGACGACGTGGCGAAGAAATTCACCGTCGAGCCGTCGGTCACGCAGACCCTGATGAACACACTGCAGATGTCCTCCGCGTTTCTGACCAAAATCAACGTCGTGCCGGTCGACGAGCTGAAGGGCGAGAAGGTCGGCGTGGGCGTCAACGGCACCATTGCCAGCACCACGGACACCGCCGGTGATGACGAACGTAAAACCGCCGACTTTACCGCGCTGGAGTCCAACAAGTACGAGTGCGCGCAGATTAACTTTGACTTCCATATCCGTTACAAGCAGCTCGACCTGTGGGCGCGATTCCAGGACTTCCAGACCCGTATCCGTGACGCGATTATCAAGCGTCAGGCGCTCGATTTCATCATGGCCGGTTTCAACGGTATCGAGCGTGCTGACACCTCGAACCGCAAAAATAACCCGATGCTGCAGGATGTCGCGGTGGGCTGGCTGCAGAAGTACCGCAATGAGGCCGCAGCGCGTGTGATGTCAAAAATCACCGACGACGACGGCAAGGTTATTTCCGATGTGATCCGCGTGGGTAAAAACGGCGACTACGAAAACCTCGATGCGCTGGTCATGGATGCCACCGGCAACCTGATTGATGAGATTTATCAGGACGACCCGGAGCTCGTGGTCATCACCGGTCGCAAGCTGATGGCCGACAAGTATTTCCCGATCGTCAACAAGGCGCAGGAAAACAGCGAGTCGCTGGCCGCTGACATCATCATCAGTCAGAAGCGCATCGGCAACCTGCCCGCCGTGCGCGTGCCGTACTTCCCGGCTAACGCCCTGATGGTGACGCGCCTCGACAACCTGTCGATTTACTTCATGGACGACGCGCACCGCCGCGCCATCATCGAAGAGCCGAAGAAAGACCGCATCGAAAACTACGAGTCGATGAATATCGATTACGTGGTCGAGGCTTACGCCGCAGGTTGCCTGATTGAAAACATCAATCTCGGTGACTTCACGCCACCTGCAGAGCCGGAAAGCGCTTCCGTGCCAGCAAATAACGAAGGCGGAGAGTAAGCCATGACGAGTCCCGCAGCGCGTCACATGATGCGGGTCTCGGCCTCTGAAACTACGCGGCGGGTAGCAGCCCCGCTGCGCAATGCAACTGCCTATGAGCAGATGCTGGTTAAGCTGGCCGCAGACAACCGCACGCTAAAACAAATCCGTTCCAATGAGCGCAAGGCCGATAAAAAGCGCGAGCTGCTGCCGTTCTATCTGCCGTGGGTCGCCGGTGTGCTTACCGGTGGCAAAGGCGCGCAGGATGACATCGTGATGACCGTCATGCTGTGGCGTCTCGACGCTGACGATATCGCCGGGGCGCTGGAAATTGCCCGTTATGCCATGGCCTACGGGCTCACCATGCCAACCGGTCGCCGTCCGACACCGTACCTGCTGGCCGAAGAGGTGGCGCTGGCCGCACAGCGTCTGCGCAGTACAAAGAAGCCGGTCGAACTGGCGAGCCTTCTCGATACGCTCTACCTCACCGCACGTGCGGATATGCCGGATATCGTGCGCGCGAAGCTGCACAAAATCACCGGCTACGTGCTGCGTGATGCAGGGCAACAGGCCGAGGCGCTGGCGCACCTGCAGCGCGCGATCCAGTTAGAGGGGGCAATCGGCGTGCGTAAGGATATCGAGCAACTTGAGCGAGCCCTTAAGCCGAAGCCCGAATCCGCGCCAAAAGCTGAGGCTTTACCAAAAGTGAATAAACCGCGCACGCGAAAGGCCACCGCTAAACCGGCGGCACGTCGCGGGCGTCCACCAAAAGCGGCAAAAGCCGCAGGTTAAACGAGCGCTCCCCGAGCCGGGCGGCACGCCGGTCAATGCGGGTATCAATTGCCCTGACTGCGACCGGCGTCCACCGCCCATCCATTACCCGAGGTTGTCATGACGACGCTGATTATTGAGCAGAACAAAGAGCCGCAGGATGTGCCGGGCGTGGTGATTCCGCCACCGGGCGTGAGCGAGCCGGTAATCAAAAACACCCCTTTTTACCCTGATGTTGATCCGAAGCGCGTGCGCGAAGAAATGCGCCTTGAGCAGACGGTTTCACCGGTGCGCCTGCGCCGGGCAATCAAAACCGCCATCGCGGAAACAAACGCCGAGCTCGGCGAGTGGCGCGATCGTCAGCTCGATGCCGGTTACGACACGCTTGCGGATGTGCCGACCGACGAGCTCGACGGCGAGAGTGTGCGCCTTTTCCACTACTTTAACGCCGTGTGCTCGATGACGACTGCCACGCTTTACGAGCGTTTCCGCAGCGTCGATGCAACCGCCAAAGGCGATAAAAAGGCCGACAGCATCGACAGCACTATCGACGAGATGTGGCGGGATATGCGCTGGTCTGTGGCGCGCATCCAGGACAAAGCGCGCTGCATTGTGGGGCAAATTTGATGAGAGCGTATGCGCTGCAGGGCGACACCCTCGACGCCATTTGCGCACGGTATTACGGGCGCACTGAGGGCGTGGTCGAAACCGTGTTAGAGGCTAATCCCGGTCTGTCTGAGCTCGGTGTCATCCTTCCGCACGGCACGGCGATCGAGCTGCCCGAGACCGACAGCGCGGCCAGAACCGAAACGGTGAATCTATGGGATTGAGTATGGAAAAAATCACCACGTTTATCGCCTACTGGCTCGCCGTGGGCGTGGCGTATTTCGGGGCGATGTCGCCCGAAAAGCTGGGGCTGTATGTGGGTAGCGCGTGCGCCATTTTCACGGCGCTGACGAACTTCTGGTTTAAGCGCAAAACCTTTCGCTACCTGACATCGCTCGGGCTTGATAAGGAGGTTATTCGTGAAATCAATCATTAAAAAATGCAGTGTGGCCGCAGTGCTGGCGCTGGCGGCGCTGATGCCTGATTTTCGTCTGCTTAACACCTCGCCCGAGGGGCTGGCACTGATTGCCGACCTCGAAGGATGTCGCCTGACACCTTACCAGTGCAGCGCGGGAGTGTGGACGTCAGGCATAGGCCACACTGCAGGCGTCGTGCCGAAAGGGGATATCACCGAGCGTCAGGCGGCGGCAAACCTCGTCGCGGATGTGCTTAACGTCGAGCAAAGGCTCGCGATCTGCGTGCCGGTGGAAATGCCGCCGAGTATCTATGACACCCTCGTCAGCTTTGCCTTTAACGTCGGCACCGGCGCGGCCTGTCGCTCGACGCTGGTCTCGTTCATCAAGCGTCAGCAGTGGTGGCAGGCCTGCGACCAGCTCACCCGATGGGTGTTTGTGAACGGCGTCAGAAACAAAGGGCTTGAGAATCGCCGCGCGCGTGAGCGTGCCTATTGCATCAGGGGGCTTTGATGAAAGTAGCGATGTGTTTTGTGGTGGCCGCGCTGGTCGCGGTGGTGCTCTGGCTGCGCCACGAAAACGGCAATCTGACCCGCTCCTTTGAGCGCGCAAACAAGGTCGCCGGTGAGCAGAAAAACGTGATCGTAATGCTGAAGAATCAGCTTTCCGTGTCGCAGCGAATCGCCAGGACAAACGAAGCCGCGCAGGTGCGGCTCGGTAATGAGCTCTTTACTGCCGGTGAGATAGCGGCAAAGCGTGAAGAAACTATAGCGAGGCTAATGAGTGAAAATGAAACGTTGCGCCAGTGGTCTGGCGATAAGCTTCCTGATGTTGTGCGCCGGTTGCACACCCGAACGGGCTGCGCCTCCGCCGCTCATTGTTTACAACGCCTGCCCGAAAGTGAGTCTTTGCCCGATGCCGGGGAGCGACCCCGCCACTAACGGTGATTTGAGTGCGGATATTCGGCGGCTTGAGCTGGCGCTCACCGCCTGCGCGATTAAGGTCGAAACCATCAAAGAGTGTCAGGATAAAATCGATGAAGAAAGCACGCAGCCTGCGCAAGGCTTTAACTGACGCCGTACCGCAGCTAAAAACCAACCCGGAAATGATGCGCATCTTTGCCGACGAGGGGAATATCGATGCGCGCCTCGCGGCCTCGCTATCACACGAGAAGATTTACACCCTGAATGTGATCGTGTGTGATTTTGTCGGCGACCCGGATTTGATTTTTGTGCCGGTGGCGGCATGGCTCAGGGAAAACCAGCCGGATATTTGCACGCTCGATGAGGGGCGGAAAAAAGGCTATCGCTTCCAGATGGATTTAAACGACGGTGACAACGTTGATATCAGTATCAGCCTGCAGCTTACCGAGCGCACCATCATCAAAGAGGAAAACGGCGCACTGCATGTCAGCTATGCCCCGGAGCCGCCACTGCCTGAACCCGTTACCCCGCCAAAAGAGCTGTATATCAACGGCGAACTGGTGAGCAAGTGGGATGAGTGATTTAAAACCCTTTGACGATCGGCTCGCCGGGCTGATTGCTTCCCTGTCACCTGCAGGGCGTCGGAAACTGGCCGGTGAAATTGCAAAGCAGCTCAGAACTGCGCAACAGCAACGGATTAAACAGCAGAAAGCCCCGGACGGCTCACCCTATCAGGCACGAAAGCGTCAGCCGCTGAGGGCAAAGAAGGGGCGAATCAAAAGGGCGATGTTTCAGAAGCTGCGCACGAGCCGGTACATGAAAGCCAGTGGCCGTGAAAACAGTGCTGAGGTTGAGTTTGCTGGCAATGTGCAGCGCATTGCGCGGATTCATCATTACGGACTCAAAGACAAGTCAAATCAACATGGTATTGTTGTAAAATACTCGGAGCGACAATTACTTGGTTTCACGAGTCATGATAAACAACTCATTGAAGAACTGCTAATATCACACATAAGTCGTGGTATCATCTACGTTCCTTGATTGAATTTGTTCGTGGTTTTTGTGAAGTTATCAACATAAATAGTAAGATTATTTAGTTGAGGCTTCTAAAGTTAAAGTCTCTTAGCTGGGTAATGGCGTAAAATATGTTGGGTTAGATAGTGTTGGTGAATTATGATAGTGGGTGTTTTAATTATTATGGTAGTCGAGTTAGTTTGCTCCCTGTATCGTACACTATTGGATTAGTGGTTTGGTAAAGTATCATAGCTTTACAGTAAAAAATAATGGGTTTCGTTTTAATTAAGGATTACAAAAT